ATAGGTTTGCAATCAGTTTGGCCACTACTTACATCAGCTCCACTGGGAACAGCCCAACTGTTATTCGTGTAATCCCAGAGGTTTAATTCACCGCTTTCGTCAACTACAGCAAGATAATGTTCACCTATATTTGTTCCACTTTCATTGTAGTCTAGCTCGAAATGCTTGAAACCATATCCTGCACTATTAGCAATATCAGTAGAGGCAAGTGTATTAATTGACTTTGATACAGCGGAATTATTTACCTGACGAGGCGTACCACTCCCATTACCCATGGTACGGATAGCACCAACCCGATCACCCATAGCATCCTGTGAGTAACCGAGTTGGTTATCCTGTATATCTCTAGGGTTAAACTGTGAGTTTATCCCGCCAGAAAAATCCCTTAATACCGCAATACCTTTAGGCATTACTTGGGATTCAATGCCTTCTTCAATTCAGCCACAATCTTATCATCAGCTTCAGTTTCAGTCATATCGGCTACGATGTCGAGAATAAATAGAAGTGTATCAGTTACTCCAACCTTCCGAAGCACTTGTGCAATAGTCTTTCTAACTATTTTATTTGCCCAAGCGTTTAATTTAACCTTAGCCATATTATCCTCCGTTCTTAGCCTTACCAAAGTTAGCGCCTAAGAAATTGACCATATCTAAGATCATCTGAACAATTCTATCGTCGCTTTTGTTTGGTGTCATAGACGCTATAACTGCAAATCCACCTACAATTCCACCTACGGCAGAAAGTATTTGCATATAGTTTTCCATGACATAACTAACCATTTCGCTCATATTAGCTCCTTTGCTTGTTTGAGTTCATTCGACCAATACTGTCTCCCATATCCATTTCAGAGAAACCAATCTGGTCTTTTCGTATTGCAGTGGCCCATGCTCCACCTTCCCTAACAATAGCGTTAGGTGCAGTAACAACTCTATGAAGTTTGCCACCCTTACAAGATGAGCACTTACTACCAACAAGTGGATCTTCTGAAGATACCATCATCATATTAGAATAAGAATCCTCTAGCTCACCACATTTTTTGCATTTATATTGATATAAAGGCATTATTTCTCCTGCAATTCTTTTTTAATTTTTATTATTATATATACTAATGTCGCTAAAGAAACGAGCATTTGCAATATCATTGGCAGATTTATCCACCATACTCCGACGCCTACGACGCCATTACCTATAGTTTTCAACGAATCAATCACTCCTACTGTCTTCCATTTATTCGACCTTTCAGAAATGCTAAATCGTCTGTAACGTCATTGAGCTCACGAACAATATCTTCTCTATGCCTTTGTGATATATCATCGCTTTTGTTCCACCTTTCAATCAGTTTAATAGTGATGCTTTCCACATTTTCGATAGTTGATTCCATCTTAGCAATAGACTGTCGTATTCCATCTAGGTCTTCATTCTGTGATTTCTGACTCTTCATTAGATTCATAATCATCAAAACAAATAAGGCTACAATTATCCCTATTGCCCCGACCTCTAAATATGTGTTCATAATCTCTGACATTTACTATCTCTTCAATCCAATCTTTTGCAACAAGCCCTTTTGTTCTTGAACTGTTGCCTCCAGCTCCTTTATATGCTCCTGTTCCATTCCCTCAACTGATGCAGTCAGCACAGTAACCTTATCTTGTAAATCTTTTATTCTTCTATCCTGCTCTGCGAATTCATTTTTTATTTGGAAAAAACTGCTTACCGCCAACCCAACAGCCACCATAGCCTTGATTAAAAATGCAATGCTAATATGAATTTGTGCATCTTCGCTAATCCCTTTTGCCATCTCTTAACCTTATTATTTCATCTTCAATTCTCTGAAGCTTTTCGTCCTGTCTGACATCCGATGGGATGGGCAAATTTTGCATAGCTTTCATTTCTTTTATAGATTGTTCATTCATATTTGCTTGATGCTCTAAAAAACTTATTCTCGTATTTAACTGGCCATAGCCCCAGACCATAGCGCTAATAAACCCAACTGCCTGGATAAGCATAGGCAATGAGATATTTAAGCTTGATTGTTCTCCTATTGGTTTAGTTGTGGCCATTATTAATTTTCTGTGCGTCTATATAAATTTTCTCAAAATCAGTATATGTACTATCTATTTGCATTTGGATTCTCCCCATTATTGAATCAACCTCAAACATTTCTCTATATAAATCTTCCTTAGCCTTTCCTATATAATATTCATCAGCGCAAGATATAAGCATTAAAGCTAATAAAAATCCAGCAAAGCTGGAGGCTACAATAACTTTTAAAACGCTACTCATTTCTTTCCAATCAGGTACCACTCTCATTGTTTTCTCTCTGACTATTGAATGTATCTTGCTCAGGTGTATCCCCTACTGGATAAGGATCATTTATATCTATATCTAAAGAATCGCTTGGAGCATAATAAACTGGTATCCCCAACTTCTGTTCTATCTTCTTTACTGCAGGCTCTAAAGTTCCCCTAGCATCTGCTATTAAGATAAGCAATGCAACTACACAATGTGTATAAAACCAAGCCATTAATACCCTACCTCAAATATAAATGCAAAAGCTACCCATACTGCAAATATGGCTAAAAGTCTTGCATATAGATTTCCAAATTTTTGGCTCATTATGCGTTCTCCAATGCTTCTACTTTAGCTGATAATTCTTTTATGGCATTTACCATCATAGGAATCATTTTTATTGTAGATAGTGATTTGAAATCATCTACCATTTCTCCATCTAAAAGCTCTTTCCCAATACTTACATAATTGCTTGCTACCTCTAAAACTTCATCGGCAATAAATCCATACCTTGTAATAGCATCGTCTTCTCTTACTGTTCTACCATTGTATTTAAAAGTTCTTGGCTTTAGTTGATTTATAATAGACAATCCGTCTTCCAAATCAGCAATATCTTTCTTACACCTTATGTCAGAAAGGCTATGTACTGTACCATCGTTTGTATAAAAATCTCCATTGGCTGCTATCCTAACTCTTTCTGTTGTTGTCTCGTCAATAGAAAATGTATCAGAACCTCTTCCCCCTACATTTGAGCCAAGACGATATTCTGTATCACTTGTTTTAGCTCTAAAACTAGCATCATTCCCATCAGAACTTTCAACTTGGATTGCAGTTCCAGCCCCACCAGCCACGGTTAATAACTCACCTGGGGCACTTGTTCCAATTCCGACTTTGCCGTCACCACGAACTACCATATGAGTATCGAGAGATTCTGAAGTACTTCCAGCATCTCCTGAATTTTGTATGGCGAAATTAAGTTGTGGAATAACACCACCTGATGTAATTCCACTATAAGAGCCACTCATAGAAATTCTTGCTTTAATTGGGTCAGAGCCTGAATTAGTATCCCATCCATATCCGTCAAACTCAAGATAACCAGGAAGTGATTGACTATTAGTACCAGCTGCCGTAGTATTACGAAGTTTCAAATTATCATAACATTGGACTTCTTTGTCTGAGCCAATTTTTAAAGTCCAAGCACCACTACTATTCAGAAAACCTATTTCAGAACCAGATGCATAAATAAACCCATCGGTAGTTCCCCCCGAATCAACAAATTTAATTCCTGTTTCTGAACCTGAACCTGTTATTTTTAATTGGTCATAATTAGCACCACTTATTTCCATTGCGCCAGTATTCTTAACTTTCCATTTAGTATTATTACCTTGAGCCATTCCTCTAATTAAATCGCCATCTCCATCTACCCTTACTTTTAATCCATACCCATCTCCAGTAGTAGGATTATCATCTTGTATTTCAACTAAAGGATAGTCTGCTGTTCTTGTAGCATTAGAATAAACATGAAGGCCTGAACCAGTAGTTAAGGCACTCGCATCAATATGGACAGCATTGTACGTATCTCCTTCGTGGTCTATCTCTAAAGCATAGGAATTTGTTGCATCTTGGTCAATAAAAACTTTTCCATTAGCATCAATATACATTCTCTTTGTACCACCAGTTGTAGCATCGTTTGCTCCAGTATAAAATTCAATTATATTTGTTGAATTTCCTTCACTTCTACCACCGCCAATTCTTGTATAATTATTAGAACCATCTGACCTTCCTTCCATCATAGTCATTGGCTCTTCAGAATTATGATAATGACCACAAGTAATATGTGCATATTTAGCAGTATCATCTGAGGATGAACTTGTAATATTTAATTGTGGAGATGTTGAGTCAAGAATGTCAAGGGCATAACTGGGAGAAAGCCCAATTCCAAAATTTGCACCTAATACCGATATATCACCAGCACCGTCAAATTCAATTCTTTCATCTGAATCAGAAATACCAATGGAAGTATCATCTGCCATTGTGATATTTCCAGTAAATGTTCCAGTCGTTCCAGAAATAGCACCTGTACTTGTTACGGAATCAACATAC